GGTGGGGGGGGGGCGGGGCGCCCCCTGCCATAGGCCTCAGATGCCGCCGATCACGCCGCCCGCCGGGCGGCTTTTGCATGTGCACAACCACCAGTGGAAGGCTGCTGATAGGCGGATGCACAGTCGAAACTTTCTGCCGCTGGCCAGCCGGCCAGGGCGTCTTTGAGGGCAATCCATGTCTGAAAACTTCCTGCACGGCGTCGAGGTACTGGAAATCGATACAGGCCCGCGCCCGATCTCGACGGTGCGATCGTCCGTGATCGGTATCGTGGGCACCGCGCCGCTGGCCGATGAAGAAGCGTTTCCGCTCAACACCCCTGTGCTGATCGCTGGCAGCCTCCGGGAGGCTGCCAAGCTCAAGGCCAAGGAGGACACCGAGAACAAGGGCGAGGGCACGCTGCCTGGCGCCCTGGACTCGATCTTTGACCAGGCCGGCGCAGTCGTCGTGGTCATCCGTGTGGCCAAGGGCGACACCGACACCGAAACCACCGCCAACGTCATCGGCGGCGTCAATGCCTCCAACGGCAACTACGAGGGCGTCAAGGCTCTGCTGGGCGCAGAGTCCAAGCTGGGCGTGGTGCCGCGCATCCTTGTGGCTCCTGGATTCACCCATCAGCGCGACAACGCAGCCAATGCCGTCGTGGCCGAGCTGAAGGGCATTGCCCAGCGTCTGCGCGCCGTGGTCATCGCCGACGGCCCCAACAAGAACGACGAGGCCGCAATCCAGTACGCCGGCGACTTTGGCGACGCTCGCGTCTATGTGGTCGATCCCTGGGTGCTGAAGCTCGACGACAAGGGCAAGACTGTGGCGGCTCCGGCGCGCCCCTCCGTGGGGCGGCCGCCCGCCGGCCTCGACCAA